TGCCACCTGCCTTTTCGGCCACCAAGAACCTATTTTTTGTGCAGTTGCACACTCTATGCTCTTGCAATAAATTTTCTCTTGCAAACAATTTTCTCTTGCAATAGAATTGCAATTACACACGAATTGCAGTCTAACTGCAATCGGATTGCTGAAGTAGTTTATCTAATGCTAGAATGGCATCATTAGTACATCTTATCATAACTATAATTAATGCTCAGAACACACTATTAGACAGACTACTGATCTAGCATTAGACATACTGATGCAACTACATTAGCACACCTAATTCTGGGGAGGGTCGATTAGACAATCTATTAGAATCTAGACTGATGATAAGATAACCTACTAGAATGTAGGCTAATGTTAAGATAGACTAGCATTAGAAAAACTAATAGTCTAATAATGAGAAAATCCCCAGTCTAACAATGTTAGACTGAGGATCATATTTGTAAGATGATATGTTAACTTAGACTCTCAGACGATAGTGAGAAAGCATTATCGGCGAGTCTAAGATAGTTTATAGCAGTTTGGAAGTGTAACCAAGCTACCTTATTTCCTTGGAAATTGGTCGATGCAATTGCGAGTTTGAATGCAAGATCCTCACAATGGTAAGCTAATTCTTGCATCAGTCTAGTTAGTGAGGTTTTCGTCTCGAAGTCTATCCCGTCGATAGTATCGCCAATCGATGGTTCGATCCAAGTGATATCGAATTCGGTTTCAAACCTGTTTCGACACAATTGAAGTAAACTGTTTTCGTAACCTCGTTCGGCTCTCCACACTTCCAAGGTATCTTCACAAGTTACGATTCCAAATTTGTGCTCTTTCGGAATATCGGAACTATGGCGAGCGATGCCAAGATAATCCAAACCTTCAAAATTGAATTTTAACGTCATTTTCTATGATCCTATGAAACTACACAACGAAACAAAGAAACCCCTCTAGAAACAATCCTAGAGGGGTTAAAAACGGTTTCAACTATTCGTCAGATTTTTTACCCTTGCGAGTAGTTTGGATATACCCTACGTCAACTCCGCCGAAACATCGATAGACCGGCGATACTTCTTTGTCATCGCCCTTTCCGGTTTCCTTGTACTTCGTCCAAACTGATGAAGTGAGGTCGCCGGAACGAATGTTCTTAATGAGTTGAACACAAGCCGACATCGAACCAACAGACAACGGAGAATAAAGGTACTTACTCTTGTCGCTCGCCTGCTTGTCCTTCTTCATTCTTTCCGATAGATCAGCAAACACGGCTTGCAATGGTCCAGCCTTGTCAGTCGAATTTGTGAGCATTCCCACAACGGTCGAAACCAATTCCCAATCGATGACAAGTGACGAATCTGGAGCAAGAGCCGACAGCCTCAATTCTTGCGAACGTGTTACGAATTCCTCGACGGTTTCATCAGGAAGTTTCTCGCATTGCGACAATGCGGATATTCGTGTTTCGTCATTGCTTGCAAGTACCAGAGCAGAGGCGACCACACTGGGGGAGAAATAGGTTAGCCAGTCTCGCTCCATTTTTCCCGAACTACTCTTACCAGCTTCCCACAGAGTGAGAGCCAGTGACTCAATTGCAGGGTCGCTCTTGTCAATCGATTGTATCTCGGAAGTTTCGGGGTTATCCTTCGAGGGTACTTCAATGGATGCGACCCAATTTCGAGGAGCAAACCGGGCATAGAATGCCGACTCTTCACCCCATGTACGTTTACCACCTGTTTCGGGAATATCCTTCCCTTCGAAGCGGTTCAAGCAACACTCTGCAATTTTCTTGGACAATGCCAACAATCCAGTACGCTCTTTTGTTCGCTCTTTTGGTGCGGTTCGAACTGGTTGAACACCAACAAAAACAGACTCTTCAAACAATCTTTCATCTCGGAAGGAATCTTGCACCACGTTTCTAGAACGTCCCTTATCAGACCAATCCGCAAACTGTGGCGGTAGTCCCACAACGATAAGGAAATGCAAATTCGACTTGTTTTCGGGGTCAAGGTGAGTTTTGACCAATCCGCCGCATAACGTATGTTGAGCACTCGCAATGCTTGCTTCATCAGTGTAGAGCAGAACACCCGCCAAACTGCCCCACAAGCCCCGAACCATCTGGTTCGAATACGTTCCGAGTTTCGTTGCGGGCATGATGCGGGAAAGCGTTTTGGGTCGATTCTTGCGGTTACGTTCGAAGATGTAACCTTTCTCTCCAATCGTCCAATCGGGGAGTTCATCCGATTTTGCTTCTCGCAAACCGAGAAGTGTTCGAATATTGTCAGCTGTTGCGGGAACAAGAGCCGCAAATGTATTGCCGACAATTCCAGCGTTGAGAATTGCAACTTGTTCGGCTGTCAATTCGTCGCTTCGAACCTGCTCCACAGTGTTAGCCTTAACACTGTCGAAAATCGCCAAAATTTCATCAACATTGGCTACGTTAAGAGCATAGTTGGATGCCACTGGGTTTGCATACTTTGACATAGTAAATTCTCCATTGAGAAAGGGTTAGACTCTTGTGATATGTCAACACAAGAGCCGGAAATAATCGCCATAACTGTTATGGCAGAGAATGCCGACGGAATCGAACCATCGTTGAGCCATTGCATTCTGGGGTGAAGGTCTATCGTTCCGTTGTTACCATACCTCATTTTTCGCAATTGGGCTGATGTTTCGTACACTTGCACCATCTTATTTACGCTCCATAGAATCCATCGATCATAGGATCGAATTTTGTTTCGCAAGAATTCGACATGCGACAAATAGATCGACTGAGCAAAAGCAGAACGTGGATTGTCATATGTTTGCAAGCATACTTGCAAAACTTCAATGTAATCAAACTTCCGTTTTGCTGCTTTTGCTCCAATTCGCGTGATTCGCTCGACGTTGTTTCGTGTAATCATTTTTCTAACTCGGTTAAAGGAACGTTTTCGTCTGATGTCGTGTTCGACACAACCATCATCGGCACGAACAAAATAAAAACTAGAGGGAGTTTTCGAAGATTGTTCGTAAGTCTAGGTAGGATAAGGAGTTACGTTATTTGGAAAGTTTTCGACTTTCCTAGTTGGACAGTTAGTATTTGCATCATTACAAAACCGTTAGGCAATATGGGAAGCTAAACCGCCACTATCGCTAGGCTATGGGCAGAAGTCTAACCCTAACTTGAAAATCGACTGTTGAGCGAGTCAAATTTCGTCAGTCTCCCACGACAATAATAGGAACCGCGTGTTCGCATTTTCCGTGCCAAACCTGATGAAATTTCAAAATTGACGGAAAGTAAAAATTTGACGAACTGTCAGAAAATGACTCGTTGTCAGAAAATGACGGCTTGTCAAAATTTGACTCGGTGTCAAAAATTGACGAACTGTCAAAAAATGACAGCTTGTCAGAATTTCCAAATCGTACAACTTTGTCCAGTTTGGTTCGATCCTCGACTACCAGGTGTCCACGTATATACCTATGTCTGGGTTTTTTTCTGGGTTTTTTTCCAGGAAACCGTGTACTATGAAAATCTGGGTTTTTTTGTCTGGGGGTGTCCGTGTACAACGGTTTTTCTGGGTTTTTTTGTCAGTACGATTATTGGAATAGTCAGATACGAATGTTATTCGTAATCAATCCGGCAAGAAAGCCTGGAAAGAAAATCATTGAGTGAGTCACCGTCTACGATTTTAGACGTAGGATTGTCTGAAAGCAAAACGACTTCGAAAGTATCTTCATTGATGCACGAAACAATTGCACGATGAACATTGGAAGCAACTACTGTTGACGAAACAAAATTGAGACTATCGAGATTAGCCAAGATATCACCATATGATAGTAAACGACTGCGAAACGACTTACACTATAATAATACGGTTTAAACCGTCAAAGTGTAGTGCTATTTCGAGGATTATTTAAAGATTTTTACTATCATAAAAGTATAATTTTCATTTGCGAGCAAGTGTATATCACTTTTGGATTTTCCCGTTTAATATCATAATAATATACTAAGGTCGCCCCCTAGGTAGTAGTGAAACTAGCCGCGAATTCGTGATTTAAGGCCCTCGGCATCGCTTTAGACTAGCTTTCACTCTAGTTTCGATACATTGGACGCCCTATAGGTACAATGCGGGAAACGAGCGACTCATTATCATATCATGATATTAAATCTTCTTCCTAACGTATCTTCTTACATTAGGATCATAGTCATTCCAGTTTTTCTTGTGACCATAAACAAAGTGACAACGACGACACAACGTAATCAAGTTACCCACGTCCAGCTCCTTTTCTGGGAAGAGATGGTATGGATAGATATGATGTACATTGAGTGCATCTTTACTTGAACATATCTCACACTCTGGGTGTGCTTGAATGTATTCTGATCGAACTTCTTTCCACTGTGGTGAACGAGATTCTGTGTGAGCAACTGGAGTACATCCAATAAACAAACACAAAACAATTAAGAGTTTTTCCATGATGCTGTTGTTATGACTCCTTCAAGGATGATAGACATTGCAATTTCACTGTAGGGAATACCAGCACTATAAGCAGAGTCTCGTAACCATCCGAGAATCTTTGCACGATTTTCTCTACAACCTTCAACTCCCCAAGCATCCATAATAGCTGCTCGTTCTTCACAGTTACAACCAGCAGGTGCATTCATAAACCAACTGATTGTTGTTTTCAAATATGTACCTGGACCTGTACCTACGTCTAAGAGTGGTTTTTGGTTTTTTGCTAGTCTTTCTTTGTTAGCAATAATTCGAGTGATTTCGTTGACAGTTTGTGGTTGTTTACATCGAGAACATCCAATACAAGTTCGATTGTCAACATAGTAATCGTCGTTGATTAACTCGGAAATGATGTTACAACGACCATCTTCTTCGAGAAACTTACAAGAAATTGGTGTACTCATTTGTGTTAGTCTGTCTGGACAGTTTGCATAGTGATGAATGAGACAACTACTCTTCCCAGAAGAATAGCAGGGGAACCAATACTGCCAATTGTAAGTTGAGTCTAACAATCCATAGTTTTGATTCAATATGTTATACTCAACCCAAAACTGTTCAGCACAGTGACTTTCTGGGAGAGGGAAGTTAGGTGGTAGCCAGGTGTCTGGATTCTTAGAGATAACAACCCCGGAGTTGAGTAGAATCTTTGGTTGTAAAACTTCTACTTTCTGAGACACTAACACAGTTTCACGTTCAACGTACATCCAGTCTGTATTAACTTGGTATGGAAAGTCATCGTGAATGAGTGTTTCAACTTCTGATTGTTCTATTTCTTCAAACAAGTCTGGACACTGTGAACTGATAACACAGTCGGCATCGATAAACATTGTTGTTTTATACTTCTTTGCCCATTCGTGTACTCGAAACTTCTCGTAACCCCACCATTTCTGGGTGGTGTCGGTTAGTTCTATGTAGTCAGCACCAACTTTGTTGGCATACTCGATGAAAGATGTTCGACTGTATTCGAGGAGTTGGTGGAATTCGTCTCCTGTTGCAACAGTAATTAATAATCGGTCAGAAGTAGGAGTGTGGAGTGGAATAACTCCCATATAACCTGCTTCACCAATTGCTGTACTGAATTCAGTTGTGTATTCTTCTTCTGTGTCAGAAGAGAGAAGTTCGTAGGTCCAGTAGTCAATTCCTTCATCGACTATGAGAACAATTGGGTCTAAACTCATAATGGTGTTAGTGTCCAAGTAGGAGAAGTGTAAGTGTGTTCAACTGGTGAAGATCGAACGTCAGAAGTATAGTCAAAAGTTTCTGTGATGAAATCTTTCTTGACTTCTTCATACATCTTAAAATCAATACCTGTGTTACCAACACCACAAACTGTTTTACCTGTGTTTACTGTGTCTGGTCCACAGGGTTTTAGTTTGTAACAACTACTGTCTGCTGTGTTGTAGAATGTTTGTGTTGGAAACTCAGTAAAGTCTGAAATGTATTGAAGTTTACCAGCTTCAATGTTTTCAACAGTAAGTGGTACTACTGTGTTAGGAGTTGCAGATTGAAACTCTGTACAAGCTACCACTCCAGAAGGTTGTGTGTAGTAACCGTAGTAGTCACAGTTTACGTTGATATTAGTTGTTGTAGTTGTTCGTTGTGTATATATCGGTGGAGTCGACATATTGTTACGAACAATCAACGTTTGACTACTCGGTGTGGAACCACACACTTTATCTGGGGTGAGGTCACATAGGGTTGGTGTGTCGTCTGTACTAGTGAGAGTTAGTGGTCCACCTAGACTTCCTAGAACTTTCATTCTAGTTATAGCCCAAAAGGAACTAAACAATCCTGGGTTGTAGTAATCGCACATTGGACGAGAAGTACCAGTTGTACGAGTAATTGTGTTGACAGAAGGACCAGACAAACTCCAACAACTATTGTAGATCACACTTGTTTTTTTGTCTTGTTTAAAAGTTGATCTTAAGTTTTGGAAGTGTACCCAATAGTTGAGAGTAGCTGAGAGAATGTAAACACATTCTGGACTACCGTAACATGTTCGAATAGCTTTACCTAGTCTGAATTGAATTGTACTAGGACGAATAGCACTAGCAAAATACAATTCACCATCTTCGTGAAGTAGTACAGTTTCTCTTGCAACTTCGTTGATAGAGTTAGTTGTACAGTTGGAACAACCAGGAAGAATAATACTAGGACCACCTAAGTTAGTGATAGGTTTTAGACGAGCATATCGTCTAAGACTAAATTGTTCTTCGGAAGAGTAAGACCATTGTTTAGAACACTTCTTCTCCCAGGATGAAATACCTAGGAGAGAAATTAAGCCTGTTTGAATACAACATCTTCCAGGCCAACTCCAAGCACTATTTGGAACAGTGAGAGAAAGGCTACCGATTGTTAAAACAAAACCTCCACCAGGAAATGCATCAGCAGCACTTGCGATACAACATTCTGGGGGAGGCGGTGTACTTTCACACTGGCAATCACCTATACAGTTAAATTTTGCCATGATTAAGCTGTGCAATCTGCCCAGACTACAACCCATTCGTTGTCGATCCAGTTACAGATAACTCGTTTACCTCCTGGTATGTTGAAACTTGTGGAAGGATTGAATGCTGTGAATGTTACTGTGGTTGTTTCCCATCCTGAACTGTTACGTTTACGATAGAAAATTAAACCACTAGAATCAGTAGAAATTCCACCACCTGTGGTAATTCCGTGAATACTTTTGGTTGTTTGTCGAGCAAGATGGACCATTGCGTGGGATTTACCACTAGCTAGTGATCCAATTATTTCTGCTCTACCAGCCATATCAAATACTTGAGTACCAAGTCTGTAATCAATTGCTCGATACAAACTTCGATTACTTGCTGGAATAGTTGAAGTGAGTTCTAACCAACAAGCCCCGTTAAGTAAGACACGGCCGTCATCAGTCCCATTGATAAAATCCAAAGCAATACCCCAATTAGGAATTGCACCATGAGTCCCCAAAGCATATGCAGACATCGGAGACACACGGATCGTATTTTTTGGAATCTCGGTATTGACATTCGTATTGTATTCAAAAATAGGCTGTTCGATCAAAACTGCTTGAAATGGAGAGATACTTCCACCTACATCGGTGTTAATTGTAGCTAATGCGATGTCGCTTTCTTCCTGGGAGAAGGTAGGAAGGTTGCTTCCTGTTGTTGCTCCAATAAGTTTGGTTACTTCGTTGTGGAACTTACTGGTGAATACGTCTCGGAACTTATCTCCACGTTTAGCAGGTGTGAATGGTCCCATTATAACTCCAGTTTCTCAAAGTCTTGATAAATGTAGTATTCGTAAATAGCACGATGGCTTGGTTCACGAATAACGTTTTTAGAAGAAGTGTTGACTTTCTGCTTGTATAAGTAAGACAGAATATCCCAACCAGAGTGAATACCTTTAGCTTGGGCTTCTGTTCCACCTTCTGCAATGATTGCAGCTTTGATGTAAGGATTGTAGTAATCGTCTGGACTACCACCTACATTGCTGACTTTTTCGGTCGAAGGGAACATTGACTCGTAGAAGATGTCGTATTGTTGGTAAACTTTAATACGTTTACTTCCGTCGTCGTTGTATTCAACTTCGTCGTCAGGTGGAGCAGCAATTGGATCACCTGTACCTTGAATTATCTTGAAGTTTGGACGAACTTCAAATTCAAGACTAACTGGAACATTCTCATAGATACTACCTTCCCCAGATGCTCCTACGAGCATCACACTTCCTGGGGGGAAGCCAAAGAAGGGTTTGCTGTTGAGACACGTTCCTAAGTTACGGAGTCGACGAACATAACTGTAAGTCAACTTTGTTGGAGGCATGTACTGAGTGATTGTGAATTTGAATTGACGAGTGTAGACTTCTGCACCTTCAACTCCTTCATCACTTGCACCAATCAGGTTGTAGCCACCAATGTTGAAATGAACAGGTTCTGATACGTCTCGACTGGTGTTTTTGTGAACACTGTTGGTTTTAGCTATTTGAATCTTTTCAGTACCAGTTGAAAAGTTAAAAGCTAATTGAGTAAATTGTTCACTGTTCTTTTCACCGTCTGACGGTCCAGTATCTCCGTTGTTTTGTCCACCACCAGAGTTAGAACCGTTATCTTCGGGAATATCATAGGTGATTTTGATTTCCCATGTTTGAAAATTGATTTGAGTAACAGAAGTTTCTGCTGCATAGAGCATAATACTGTGTTCTTCGTCAAACCAAAATTCATACATCAATGGAGCAATACCATTGAAGAGTGGAAGAACTTGTTGTTGAACAAGTTTATCATCACCTAGCATCGTCAGGTCTGTTCCTGGGAGAGGGTATTCATCTGCCTCACTCACAAAGTCAGGAGAAGAGACGACGAACACGAACTCTTTACTGACGTTTTTTCTGCTGACAGTGAACTTTCTACTGTCCCAACTTATTTCTTCGAAGTGGAGTTCAAGCATTGTGCTTCTTCCTCAAGGATTTGAGTCATTTCTGTTCTACTGTAGAAGTTGTATCGTTTTTTGAGAAATTCAATAGCTTGGAGACGATCAACAATTACAATAACAGGACGATTTGTAGAAGGGTCTGCTGCATCTGATGGAGCAGATATGATTTGTTTTGCGGGAACTTTGTGTTTGGAAAATCTGTTCATCCAGTCTTGGTAGAAGAATGACATAGTTGGGGTTTTCCTTGACCCCAGAAGTCGTAGCAAAGATGCTACGACTTGTATCTCTTGATCTTCTGATTGCATTATCTAACACCACCATTGATGGAAAGGGTTTTGTCAATTCGTTCAAGAACGTCGAGTTGTTCTTGTTGAATTTCTTGCAGAGTTTCTGTGTCGATCTTGAGCAAACCACGAGTAGAACTAACAGACCCCGTAATGGCTTGAATCATTCTCTTAACATGACGGGTCAGCTTCGTCGGAACATCTTCTGGATTGTCATTAGACATGTACCGAGACTGAGGTTCTTGACTACCACTTGTTTGTTGTTGGAGACTTTGGATTTGTCTGTCACGTTCTGCAACATTTCTTTCCAAAGTTCCTTGAATCTTCTCGAAAGTCTTTTCAAGACTAAACATTATCTCTGTGTTAGCATAATTTCTTGCATCAGCACTCTTACCACGTTGGATTGCATTGTATCCAGTATCTTGACCAAGAGTAGCTTTAAGCTCTTTTTCACGTTGTTTACGTTCATATTCGAGCTTACCGATAGCAATACTAGCTTCCATATCTCTGGTTGTTTTATCATTCTTAGCTTGAGCAAGAATGTTTTCACCAGCCGACTTTCCTCCTGGGAGGAGAGCGATGATTCCTCCGAGTGTTTCAGCAAGTTTAAACAAGAAACTGTCGAATACTTGTTGAACTCGAATAACAGCTTGGAAGAAAGCTGTGATAAAACTATCGACTGCTGTTACGATACCTTCAACTAGCCCTCCGCCATTACCCGATGAAAGACTGTTGAAGATATCTCCAAAGCTACGGAACACAGGTCCAGCAACAAATCCAACAGCAGAAGAAATACCTGAAACTAAACTCTTGATGATTGTTTCGATAGATTTATAAATTTGTTCAAAGAAAGTAAAGATATATCCTACTTTCTCCATAAATCTATCCCAAGCAGCAGCAAGTTGATTCTGAATGATTTCAACAATACCACTAAAACCTGCTGAAAGTGCAGCAATACCTGTACTTGTATCACCTTGAAGAAATGCTTCGAACGATAGTTGAAACAATTTCAAAGCTGGTCCAGCATATTGTGCAATCTTTCCAATCTCACCAAAAGCTCCAGCAAAACCTTGTCCAAGAGCAGTAAAAGCATTAGCAATGACTGGAATCTTGTCACCAAACAAAAGTAAAGCATTAAACACTAGACCAACAAAGTTCCATGAGAAGACAAATCTTCCCATAGACATTGCAAGTCTACCAAAACCAGCAGCAAGTGAAAGTAGACTTGTACCTGCTTTAGCAAAACTTCCTAGATTTAATCCGCCTTTAAGCATACTGAATCCAGAACCAATACCTTTGAAAGCCGTGAATGGATTTTTAAGGTTCATAGTTGCTCGCATTGTACGAGCTTGTGAAAGTTTTTCAGCAGTTGCAAGTCGATTAGCAATACCGAGCTTACGAGCTTGGAGCTGGGCCTCTATTTTCTGGGCGAGAGGGATTTGTGCTCTTACTCTTGCTGCTCGTGCTGTTGTTGTTGAGATTGCTTTATCAGTTGTAGCGATGGCTTTATTGTAAATACCAATGTTACGTTGTGATCTAGCAATCTTTCCAGCAGTTGCAGCTTGTTTTGCTTGGTTAGTGTTAATAACTTTCGATAAAGATGCTTCTCGTTTTAGTAAGTAATCACGAGTCATGCTACCTTGTGGAGCAGTTTTCATTTGATTACGAACGTAGTACAACTGATCATAAGCATCTTGAATAACTTTTTCTCTTGCAGGAAAAGCTTTAGCATGAACACTTTGTAAAGACTGTAATCGTCGTTGTTCTTTTCCAAGTCTTTGTGTCATGACTGCTCGTTTTGCAGTCATTGTTTGAGCTTGACCTTCAAGTTGAATAGCTTTCAATTCTCTTGCAAGAGCAGAAGTTTTGAGAGGTTTGATTGCTTTGATTTCAGCAAGTGCTCGTTCTCGTTTCTTTCCAATCAAAATACCTTCAAGTTTAATTTGTGAACGTATTTCTTTGTTACTTTCACGAATTGCTTGAAATTCTTTGATTCTTGAAAATGTTCCACCGATAGCTCGACCAATTCCTGAACCTACTGATCCAATACTGGACTTTACCATTCCAAAAAGAGTACCTTTTTGGAGTTGCTTAAGTTTCAAACTAGCACTAATCAGTTTTTTCATTGATGCTGATTTTGCTAGTTTAGCTGGATCAGCTCCTCTTGCTAGCTTTGCGTCGATCCCTTTCTGGAGGGAGGCAACTAATGCTGCTTGTCTCTTTACAGGACTATTTGTTAATGATTTTCCTACTGAAAGTAATGAACCTCCAAGAAATGATCCGAAAGCTCGAAGTGGTTTACTTGCTGCATATAACCCTCTCATTACTAAACTTAGTTTAGACAAAGTAAAGGATAAAGTCAAAGCTCCAAGACCCATTGCAGCAAAAGCTGGAGGAGTCAAAAGTAATCCAAAAATCAGGTACTTGTTAGCTAAGAAAAACTTTTCTACTCTATGGATTGATTCAGTTATTGTATCCATAAAAACATTTAATGCAGGTGAAGCTTCTTTTGTTAGTGTAATATAAAAAGCTTCAATACCGCTTGTTAATCTACGAAAAGCACCCCCACTACCACTTTCCATCAATTGTGCTGCAAGACGAGATTCTGCTGCTGCTTTATGAATTTCTTCAATATATTTTTTGATTTTGTTAATATCCATAGATGCAGCAAATGCACGAGCACCACGAATATTAAACACTTCTTGAAAGAAAGTTGTTTTATCAAGAAAGTTCATTGAGTCTGTTAATCGAAGCAATTCTTGAACTGTTGCTACGAGATCAACTTTACCAAGTGAATTTAATTGAATTACAAATGTTGGAAATTGTTTTTGAATCTTGTCAAGGTTAGCTGTCAAGTTAGACATCATTGTGTTTAATGATGTACCTGCAAGACTGCCTTTCAATCCTGCTTCGGACATCTGTACTAGAAATCCGAGAGTAGTTTCAAGAGAAACTCCAAGATCATTAGACTTTCCACCAACATATCGAAGTGATTCACGAAGATCGGAAAGTTCGATAGTTCCCATTCGAGCAGCTTTGACGAACTTTGAAGATACGTCGGTTGCTTTGATCATTCTTTGTTCGTATGTATCATTTGCTCCGAAAATCTTAAAGTTTCGAACAGTGTTAGCAAGAATATCTCCTGCTTCACCAATTGCTAAACCTGTTCCACGAGAAAGATCAAGAACTGCTTGGAGACTGCCACCAATTTCTTTTGCAGTAAAACCTGCTTGAGCAAGAGATACTGCACCTTGAGCAACTTCTTTTGATGTATAAGACGAAGAGCGTCCTAAGTCAATGATTTGTTTTTCAAGTTCAGCAAGTGTTGCTTTTTGTTCTTTAGTTTGGATACCAAAGTAACCTAGCTTTGCAGCTAGGTTTAACATAACATCTTCAAATTCAGTAAAGTTCGACAACATTTGTTTGGTGACTAAGCCTGTACCTAGGGCACCACCTAATGCGTTCGTTGAGAGATCACGAAATACTCGTGCTCCATTGTTTAGCTTCATTGCTATTTGATTGAACTGACGAGTTGTTTTGTCAGCCAATTCAACAACAATAACTGCTTTACCTGCTTGTATCTCTCTCCGTCCCATGTTTGTATCTTCCCTTTATTGAATCTCGAATTGCTTGTGAACCACTAACTTTGTTTGAGTTCTTAGGCATCATTTCAGGACTTTGTGCTGCACAAGCCCTATCTATCTGTTCTCTTTCAGAAGCCTTTTCTTCTAGGTAAAGAATCTCACCCAGAGTTAGATCGTCAATGTCAATTCCTCTTGACTTTAGTGAAAAAGCTATTCGGATGAGGTATCTTGTTCGATCTTGAACTCTTTCATTTCCCGTTTCAGACTTTCCCACAGTTCCTTTAAAGCCCCCTTCTTCTGGGGGGAGGAAAAATTTACCATTGCACCATAGAATACCTCTCTGAATTGTTCTATTGCGTCTGGTTCTTCATCGAGTAGTTCGAGAAATTTATTGAAGTCGTAAGAGACTTGTTTCTCAAGGAAAAACCAACAAAGATCGAATGCAAGAGAATCGTCTGTGAGAATTCGTGCAACTGTCTTTTGTGTTTCTTCTGGCTCTACGAATAGAGTCATAAGGTGAATGTTGTACTGTTTGGGAAATATACTGTAAGCCATACTCCATTTGATTTCGATTGGATAAGACTTACCGTTGAGAGTGAACTTTGCAATTGCTTTGGTCATGATTTTCTGTTGGTGAGAACAATAAAAAAACCCTAGTAGGACGAACCTACTAGAGTTTTTCGGAATTTTAGATTGTAGGAAACGTTAAGCGTTGTTAACAATTTCATCGAAGAGAGCCTTGAGAGCTTTACAGTTAAAGCCTCCAAGACCTACTCGTGTTTGCTTGACTCGCATTGCAGATCGAGTTGGAAGAACTGGAACCATCGGTCGAGATTCAACCAAGCTCTCAAGAACTCCGTCAATTTGTTCTTCGGAGAAAACCTTGAACAAAGGACTTACGTCTGCATAGGCAACTTCATCATCTGCATAATCTCGACGAGCAAGAACTTTGTACAAAGTCAATGCTTTGATCGATTTTACGAGTTCAGTGATGTCGTCGGCTGCAACAAACGTACCTGGATTGTACGTCGTTACAGTGTTTGCAGTTGCAATTTCAACTGCTTGAATTCGACATCCTGCATTGATACAAGCTGCTGGTTTCAGCTTGAACTTCTGCTTTGGGGCACCTTCTTCTGGGAAGGAGCGAGCAAAGTCGAAGTTACGGAACTTGCCTTTCCAACCGATCTCACCAACTTGGCTGATTGGTCCCGAGAGTGCAAGAAAGTTTCGAGCAAACGATCCTGGTCGGATGGAATCAACATAGCTGAATCCTTCGTACAGTGGATCGAACATGAGTTCACCAGAGATTTCCAAGTCTGGTTTGGACTCAGCATATTGCTTGTAAACCATTTGTGGATCACGAGACGACAGTTCTTGTTCAGAAACTGTATCGTTCATTTCCAAGTCACCAGTGACGGCTTTGTTGAAAACCCAGACTGGTGAAGTACAAAGACTTCCACCTGCAATCGATGGATCGTCGGCTGTGTCATAATAAAGTGATCCCTCAGAACCCTTCTTATCACACATGGTCAAATTTGTTGTTGTCTCCATGTTACCTCTTAAATGTATCTAGCTAGTGATGCAGAGAATTCTTTGGGAATTACTCCACGTTGATGAAGTCTTGCGAGTGTTGAACCCATGTAGGATCGTTGAGGATATTGTGAGTAACCTTTACGATGCATGTAGGTTCCACCGAATTCATGAATGTGAGGGATTGGTTCATTAAAGAAATTCGATGACGTAAATTTGATAGGACCAATGATCCCACCGTTTTCGTAAACAGAGTATTCAATAAGCCTTAATCCACCCCGTGTGTGAGCATGGGGAGGATTTCCTGGGGTGGAGGCTGTCTTTGCTATCCTCAGTGATCTGATACAAGCACCACGGATATATCCGCATATACGGAAAAGTCCTGCTCTTTTTCCTTTTTCTATTTGAGAAGTAACTCTCTGTAAGTAGAAAATGGATTTGAATGTAAGTTTAAGACTCACCACAAACTCCGTGTGAAAATTGGAATTCAGTAGTCCCCAAGAACAACTTTTCATTTAGTTCGATTTCAAGAGGAGGTTCTGGACTTACATCTTTTATTTTGTACTTTCCGTAGTTACCACGAATTATTGCTAGTTCAATTTCTTCTCGAAGATTGAGAACTCTTTGAATTTCTTCTTGAGAAGAAACGTCAGCTTCGGAAAACTGACGAAAAGGAACTAACAAGTTCATGGAGAACGTTGGGTTTGTTTCGATCTGTCTTTTCTTATCACGACCACCAGACTCACTAATTTCATAACCGTTAAATAACGGAATGATGAATAATCTTGCAGACTTTTCTACTGAAAGAATAACGTCTGGGTCAAGAGCAAATTCAGCTTTGACAAAAGCAAGACTATTTAATGGGTCAGGAGAGACTTGATAGTAAGACCATGCTTCGGATGGCATTGAGTTTAATCGATCAATAACTGTGTTTGTTAGACTAACTAAACTCATAGCTCACCTATTTTGTTGGTTTCAACGACCACCCGAAGATTCAGGTGGTCATTGTGATAGTAAACACCTTTCGGTCCTAGTACAACTTCATACTGACAACCACCATAAATTATCTTCGTACCTCGTTGGATTCGAATACCTTTCGAAGCGAACACTTCTCTGGGGATGAGGAATCTCGTTCTTATGGCTTGAACTTTGACTCCATTTTGGTTCAGAGTTTGTGAGACAGCAACAATTGTTGCGTCTACTGAAACTTCTGTACCATCTTCAATGACGATCAAGATTGGTTCGTCAGTTGAAGTTTGTAGTTGTTTTTCAAGCCATTTGAGGCCGTTAGATAAAATATTCATGGTTAGTTGAAGTTAGGTACAGTACCGTAGCTAGTTGCAAGTTCCATCGAGTTCTGAACTCGAATGGTTGCATCGCCAGCACTTGCTGCGATTGCGTGAGTGGAAACAACCAAGGAACTGTCGGTTGGCATCAAAGCATAACCGAACTTGAATCCGTTGGTTGGAGCATTCTTGCCAACAGCTCCGATTCCCGAAGCAACTCCTACCAGGTCGTAGTCCCAGTAAACCAAAGCAGATTGTGCAATGGTTCCAGACAACGAAGGATTCAAGGTTGCTTCGACAGTCCACATCATGTAGACTGTTCCCTGATGATTGGGAAGAATCGTTGCTGCGGCAATTCCGACTCGACCACCAACAAGGACTGGTTCTCCTTGCAGGATGGTATAACCAGTTGGATTGAAGTAGTTGACTTCCATATCACCATGCAACAGTCGGCAAGGTGGGTTGTACCGTTCGAGTTGTACAGGATCAGCAACTCGATTTGGTGTTGCGATAGGCATGAAAAATATCCTCTCTTAAAGTGTGAAATGTTGGTTGGTTGTGTTGGGACTAGTCGTCTGGAGTGCAACGAACGATAGCTGTTGCTTCTCGTTCATTGATTTCAACGTCCCAGTATCCTCGAACACCGAAACCGAGAACGTCGTGTGGAAGATCAACAACTTCGATTGTTGGCTTCTTCTGACCTCGTAGATAGGTGATGGAGTATGGGCTGAAACGTTGATCGCTTGGCCACAACCACCATGCTTGGCTGTTGTTGAACAACGAAGCAGATGCAAGGCTTTCGTTTCCGATTTGAGAGAACGTAGCCGTATCGACCTTCTTATACAAGAAGTTACGAGCACCAGTTCGAGTGTTTGCTGTTGTGTCGTTGACAATGTATTCTTGTCCGAACAACTCAAAAGCAATATCATCCATATCCGTACCAGTGACGAGGGTCCATCGTCCTGGGACGAGGGTCTTGATCAGCTTACCTCGGTTTTCGTCGTAGGTACGAACTGCCTTGAATCGTGCAAGGAAGTTTGCATAGGTCAAAGCAAGGTTGGTGAAGCTGTTGGTTCCGTTGGTCCAGAAGGTTGAACTTCCAGTCAATAGTGCCAAGAGTTTCTTGTCAGGAACAATCATTGCTCCTTCGACCATTGCATCGAGAAGATCGTTGATCACACCAAGATCGTCGTTGATGACTTGTTGACGGTTCCAAACCGCAACTTGACCAACAGTATCGAGTTCACTGGTGTAACGAGTTTCCTTACCGAATTGAGCAAGTTCAAGCTTGCCAGCTTCGTTCACTCGTTCCCACACTTGACCTCCAGAAACTCGGTATCGTTCGGTCTTACGGAAGTCCTTGTTGGATTCTTCACGAAGGAAACGAGGAGCAAAAGGAGCATCGGTGGTCCAACGTTCTTCCAACTTCATTTCCGTAACCTTCTTGAAAAGGTTAGGCATGTCGAAAGTGCTGAAACCAGCATTGTTGATCTTGTTCAATCCAAGAGCAACTGCTCGGTTGTGGTTCTTGATTTCACTCAAGAGCATTTCGATGTCACTGTGACCAGACCAACGACGTTCACCAGCAATTGCGTTAGCAATGTTGGTAAGAGCTTCGTGCCACGAAACCTTTGGTCGGTTGTTGGAGTTGTCGATAGTTTTCTTGTCAAAACCATGACGTTCCAACGTTTCGGGCTTGATACCGAAAGCAAGAGCAACATCAACAGTAAGACTCGATTGTTCTTGAGTCTTATCGGTGTTGTTGATGTTTGGAACTTTCGGAAGATTGTTTTCCCACAATTGGGCTTTGATCTTCATTTCGATGGTTTCGAATGAATCACCAGCTTCGTAGCTGTTGTGAATCAATTCGATATGTTGTGGATAGCTGTTTTGCAGCTTGAGCAACGAAACAAAGTCCTTGCGAGAACTGTTGTTCACCACTGGTGCTGGGGTGGGTGGGACAGGAGCCGGTGTTGGTGCAGGATCGTTGTTCTTGATGGGAACTGGAACTGGAGCAGGGGTTGGAGTTGGAGTTGGTGCAGGTCCACTTCCAGCAGAATTCTTAATCATTGCGATTGCTTCCTCGTTAAGCAGATTGAAACTTGTATTCGAATCACGACCACTCATCGTGATTGTCATTTCTTTGAGAACTGATTTTTCAGCAACGTACATCGGGCCTACTCGTTCAGCACCATTGATGATTCGTTTCTGACCTTTTTCCAAGAACGTGATATGATCTTGGTTCTCAATTCTTAGACCCATCGATGATTCGAATGGGAAACCGTTATCCAAAGCACCAATAACAGTGTCTCGGATATCACTTGGGTAACTTGCAACACCTTCTCCAGAAACCGACGAATCAGTCTTTGAAAGAACTGTTGTATGTCCGAGTGGATACCAGTGTTCGTACAAGATCGGAATGGAATCTTTGTTTTCAATTCCATTGACATTGTAGATCATTGGATATTTCAATCCATAATCAGACAAGTTAACAGGAGCACCAGAATATCCTTGGAATGAGAGTTTGGTCAAACCTTTCTCATCCTTGCTATTCTTTAGCTCCATTGACAGACGGAAAACTGCTTCACCATCTTTCGGTGCATGCACTTTTGCTTCTGGGGGGAGGTTATTGAGGTTGATTGTCATTTACCAAACTCTGGTTAAGGATTTGAAGTGTAGCAGGAGTACGTCCTGCTAGGATGATTTTACACAGTTCGTCGTACTCGATGTTCAAAAGTTGAGCTTCTCTTGTGAGAACACGTCGAGGATTTCTTCCTGTTGACGTGTAATACTCGACAAGAGTTAAAGCTCCACTAATGAAGTCAGTCATAGTAGAGTTACTGATTTTTTGTGGGTCTGGATGGTTGAATACTTTACCATAGCTTAGTGCATATGGTAGAATACCAGTGTCAATGTATTTCTTAGTAATTGATGAGAAATACTTTGGTTGTTCAACACCACCGTCCATCCAGATTTTAATGATCTTGTGTGGCACAACTACGAAATCTTCTCGGTCTGTTCGAATGTAGTTTTGCCACGGACCAAAGTCAACTTGGCTACTAGCCATGTTGTGTTTGCTACTGTTACCAGTTGCAAGATTGATTGGCATGTTGATACAACGTGCTGCTGCACCAACGACTGCATCAAGAGCATCGATATCTTCGGAAGTAGAACCTGAGTAAGATAACCCTTCCAGGGTTGTTCCTGGGAGGAGGGTTGGAATCATGCCTGGTTCGTATTTCCATTTACCTTTAGGTAATCCGATTCCTGCTGCTGAGGCTTCTTGCTTTCCCCAGATGTTTGGGTCTAGTTTGATAGCCATAGGAATCGAGGATCGAAACTCTGCTGATCGTATGATCGAGTCAAGGTATCGTTTGACACTTGGGAAAATACAAAGTGCTGGAGAGCACTCAGGAATACCACAGACATTTTCTTCGTCTTTTTGTTTCCACCAGAAGATGATGTCTTTAACTTCGTATTCTTCTCCAGTGTCAAGATAAATCTTGATTGGTTCCCAGTTCTCGTTGTACTCAACACCGTCATAGATTCTATCTTTCTCAGTAGAACCCATTGGTGTTTTAAGTTTACGAGCAGAAATAACTCGAAATCCAAGTTTAATCGGATTAGGAGTTTCTTTCTTGTATGGGATTGCAATTCCGATACCAGTTCTTGCTGCTGCTCTACGAACTAGACGAATTGCTTGTCCAAGTCCTGTTTGAGCACAAAAGGTTAACCAGTTGTCCTCAAGTTGAGCATTTACATCTTCGTTGTCGGTAGTACCAATGATGATTGGTGCTGGACCAACACAGTCGAGTGCAAGATTGTTTAGAATACCGTGGTAGTGACTACCTTCTCGATCTTGTTCGATGCTGACATTCACAAGTTTTCTACGCATCCAAGGATGTTGGATTGCATACATGTATCGATCTTTTGGAATTTCATCCCAAGAAGATGATTGTGAATTATTGACAGAACCGATGTTAACTTTCATGGGTACTCCTTACGCAAGAGCATCCATGAGGAGTAGCGATTTGAACGAACATGCTAGCCAAAACTGGCTTAACTTGTCCGAGTTGACGTTGTGCTTTCAGCAAATCTTGAAGTGAGTGTGACTCAACTTCTACTTCTGTCGTCTTGACTCGTTTTGGTCCAATTGTTGCTTGGAGTTCGGCTAGTTGTTCAATTTCGGTTGCCATTTGATTCTCTCTGTTGTTGGACTTCTACTTTGACTGCCGGAGGAAGTACATGAAGATTTTGTAAAGCTTGAACGACATTGTTGAATCCCAAGACTGACATTGCAATCACAAAGAAAGAAATCGAAATCTTAGGATGTTTTCGTGCCATTTCAACTGTACTCATAATCCATTTATCTTCGGCTGAATAATTGGAAAGTTCTTGTATTGCAGTTTTGATTGTTACAAGAGTATCTTTGAGTTCTTCATTGTGTTCCATAACAGTTGATAAAGCTGTTGCGGTACCATTTTGAAAAGGTTCCCAAGTACAAATGCAAAACTGCAATTCTCCAGAAGCAGGAAATCGCATAACAGTAAGAGTTCCCCACGCGGGTTTTTCTCCTTTTGGAATGTACTGCTTGCGAAGGGTGTATGACAAGTTATACTCGTTGAGAAGTTTAACTTGTTCTAAATCAGCATCAAGATTTTCGTCTTGATATGATAGTTTTTTCCAACCCAATTGTTGAAGTTCATAAAGACTGTACTTAGACCATTCACAAAAACTGTTATTGGCCCAAAGAATGGTTCCGTCTAACTTTGAAACAAGAATTGGGATGTGTGAGGAAACCAAAAATGTTTTTAAATAAGTACAATCAATTGAACTAATCCACATCTCTAACCTCGTGTTAGAACAAGAATGACTTCAACATCGGAAGTTTGAGCTACACTTGCAAACAATTTGATGCGAGGCATTCCAAGGGTAATGTTTCGAGGAATGTTTGCAACAACTTTGTTGAAAGTGTTTTCAATGCTGATGACGTAATCACCATCAACATCTTGAATTGCTTGCCAAGAAGTACCTCCGTCGAAGCTAACAAGGAATGAAATGTTACATTCTTCGTAGCTTCCAGTAAACCGCATGGCGGTTACTGCGTAGCCCTGGGGGAGGGTGAATGCTGTTGACTCGTCTGCTGTAGCATCGAACCGTACTGTTTGTGTTTGATTTGACATTAGGTTAGCTCGACTTTCTTGAAAACACCCGCACTATTCTTGCAGACAAGATAAACTTTACCATCAGAAGTATCTTCAACAGGACCCCATTCTTTTGCCACTGTCATTGCGGCTTGGTTTGCAATTCCATTGATGAAGTTTTTGAATCCTCTTATGATGATTGTTTCAGAACTTCCATCAAGACCAATAACAGATGCTCCAGTACCTGAGTTTGATGTTAAATAGATTGTTGTCCTTGTTTGGTAGATTTCTGTCCTATTTCCATCAGCTGAATTAGTATCGACTACAAATCTATTTCTAAATTCTTCATCACCCCGATCCCAACCAGATTGAATATTGGTGAATTGTTCTTGAGGAGCATCTTCTGTATATACAGACCAATCACCGCCAATAGTGACTACTCTTGTAGCTCTAAAAGGTACAAAACCATTATCAATCTTTGTTAAGATTGAATGACCATTTGGATCAATTTGAACGTCTACATAATTTCCAGAGTCATCATTGTAAACGTAGGTTCGATGCCAGAACGTATCGTAATTCTGGTCATTACCCATATACATATCTAGTGTGTTTGCACCATAGTAAGACCCATCACGAGTCAGACCTTCGTTCATTGTTCTTGAAACAAATCCATTTGCTCCGTTTGATTCAATGCGAACTCCTTCACCATCACCAAGCTTTAGTTTAGCTGTGACAGTATTATCTTGCATGTATGATTCAAGCGAAACTATGTTTGGATAAATATCCAAAAATGCTCGATTAAAGTAATCGTAATCAACATTGTTGTCCTCTGCTTGAACATGATAGTTGGTTGCATATGGATCAATTTTGCTTACAATTTTTTTGTATACATCAGAGTTGTCGTGATCAGGCCAATAATTTACTATTGTAGCCGGACAAGCATCATTTGGTATGCTTATCCCTTGAGTTACTTCATAGTAAAACTGATTTGGAGTTCCTCCGTCATACCCAGTAAACTTTTGATAAGCTAAAGGATACCCAGGATAACCTGGAAATGAACCATAGTTGGTTTGAAATGATTTTCCTTCTGTCCAGTCATAGCTTAGAATATTTGACTGAGCTATGAGCTTATCTTCTTCGTTGAGAGTTTGGGTGGTGTAAAGAACTGCGTTAGTTGCTCCTCCACCACCACTCGATCCACCACCTGAAAACGGCATAGTTGTTACTCACTCTTTGGTTGAACTGTCACATGACCCTGAGCATCAATTTGATACGGATAGGGTGGAAGGTAAACAAAGTTTGGACCTGGGTTGCACTTTTCAAGAATGAAAGTTACAAGTTCCATTGCTTCTTGAAAGTACAAAGCAGATTGACCAGGAGCATTTGCATCCATTTCATCAAAGATTGCATTCAGTTCTTCAACACTTCGAAGTTTGTTAGTGCCGAAGATGTACCAAAATCGTTTGTATTCGTCTTGGTGGAGTTGAATGATTGCTTTGGGAATGGAGACTGCTTTGTTAATTGCTATACGAGCAAGTGACTTAGCAGGAGATTCGGTAGGGATCGGTTGAAAAGCCATGATTTCTCTCAAGGAATGTTTGGACAGGTTCCATCGATGCACAATCCTCGAATGACAGCTTTAATTGCTTCTTTGTATTGTGCTGATGTTGTTGGATTTAGTTTTTTGATTTCATCTTCAACTGGTTTTCTCCATAAATTTAACCAGTCTTTAGATCGAGATTCTGCACTTCGAAACAAGAATGTTGTTTCGATTGAAGAACTAACCATACTTTTTGCTGTTGGTAAATCATCGTTGAACTTTGTGATTACCGAAGTAAGTACAGTTTGTAAGGCTCTCGTTGTTGTTGAATCATTCAAAGCAATTACACCAGATTTTGAAACTGCTGTGATTGATGCAGTATCAACTGGTGCTGGAGGCTTCGTCTCCGGTGTTTCTGGGGAAGGGGTCGGTACTAGGCTTGCCTTGACTACAACCTCCTGTGTGGCATAACTGATATTTGCTTCTTTATCTGCAACTATCAGTGTGAATTTGTAAGTACCAGGAGTTGGAATCGAAAAGAAAATGTTACTGCCACAAGTTGCAGCAGTATTTTTCAGATCGTCAGGAATCATCCAAACTTTGTTGTCACCAACAGAGTCCTCATAGGATAAAAACAATAGGGTTCCGGCAAGAACTTCTTTCGGACCTTTGATTACAGCTTTTGCTTCACCAAAACATTGGTGAGAAAGTTGAAGAAATAGGCAGATCGCAACGGTTACTATTGTTTTGTTGAACATGATTGACTCTGGTGAGAAAGAGAGTTGGTGTTACTTCTTGGAAATGAGTTGGATGATTTGGATGATGAGTGGAATCAATTCCATCCAGGGAAATGTTTTTGTTTCCACCAATAGTTTGTGAAGTTCTGGGTCTTCCTTTTCGATCATTGCCATCATTGACACAACGTCAGATGGTTTGAACTTTTCAAGCAGACTTCCAGCAATCCATAGTATCGACTTTGTTGTTTCAACAGAAAGTCCGTTTGCTTTGATTTCTTGAACCAAAGCAATAACACAAGAAAGTTGCACTTCATTCGGAAACTTTGGAGTGCAAGTGGTTTCTTGATTCATAACATAAAATCCTTATTCGAGGGTAACAACAATGTCTGTAGTGACATAATCACTATAGACGGCAACTTTGGAATTGGCACCATCAGCAATTACGTTGATGGATTTGTAAGGCATACCGTTGACTGGGGCAAACCAGGAACTTCCTGGGGTGAGTTTGAAACATTGCCCGACAATTGCTGGTCTGCCGAATTGCAAGTAAACATCGGCTGCACCAATGTTTTGGATTTCGAACGTGGTTCGGTTGTTGTTGGCTGGTTCGATAATCGTGTTGGTATCGGCCGCAAGTTCAATTGATCGAATAGGTCGATCATTTCGTAACAATTGTCTCATAGGTACTCCAGTGTATCGTTGCTGAGTGCTTTAACAATCTCAGAGGTTTTTGGAATACCGACTCCCCAATAGGGGTCTTTACCAGGTGTTCCTTTATCCTCACAGTATTTTGATAAAAATGTGCGGACAGCTTCTACGTTGGCAAATTCGGAATTCCCTTCTTTTCTCATCAGTTCCAGGATCAGAGCAAACAATCCTGCTGAGAAAGGAGTTGCCATACTGGTTCCCGACATGCTACGGAAACCATTCGTCGTAGAACAAGAAATGATGTCTTGCCCTGGGCAACAGACATCTAATTCCCGGCCTCCAGATGAAAATGAGGCTCGCTGTCCGTCTGATCGGTAGGCACCAATACACAAAGATTCTGTGTATCGGGCTGGATATCCAATTGAATTGGATACTCCGTTGAATCCTGAATTACCTGCTGCTGAAACAACAATAACGTGTTTCTGCCAAGCATATTGCAATGCTTCTTGCATTGGACTGTACGGTGATGGAGAACCGAGAGACATACTGATGATGTCTGCTCCTACGTCAACTGCCCAACGAATGCCTTGAGCAATTGCATCTGATGAACCTGACCCACTGTTGGAAAGAACTTTACCCACAATCAATTGGGCAGCAGGGGCCAGTCCTATACCCTCTCGCCCTAGGACGGTCCCTGCACAATGGGTTCCGTGCCCATTGCCGTCTCTATAGCTCTCACCAGCTATAAAAGAACGTGCCTCAATTGGTTCGGGTAACAGATCATGTGAATTCATACCTGTATCAAGGATAGCTACCTTGATACCAGTACCTTTTGTCTTTTCCCAAATTTTGTTGAATACGTCAGACGGGATATGCCAGAGATTTCCTGGTGCTGCGAGAACTTCAACATCGGCAACAAGGTCCGGTGGAAGTGTTACAATAGGTCCTAAGTCTTGAGTAGACATAAAAGTGCTTTTTGTTGAGGGTTTTAGTATCAGATTATGATACGAAAAAAGGGCGTTCTCCGTATAAATTATACGAAAAAACGCCCAAAAGTGAATAGAAAATCACGCAAAAAACAATTATTTTTTTATGATAATAAAACCTAGTCTTGCTGAAACCAATCATTGATGTCAGTAAAACTTGTTTTAGGTATCATCTTTTGCAATGATCTTCCTAATTTGAAAAGTAAAGCAAAACCTCCAACAGTGTTATCAAAATACTCGTTATCATTGTCACGTTTGTTATGCCATTCAACAACAACTCTTTCGTCTTTCTCGTTTACTAATTGAGTTGGGTCTTCTGCTTGAAGATGTTGATTGTACAACATATGGTTCAGCCCTTCTTCTGGGAGGAAGATAGTAGATGAACCTATTGTTCCTTTGGCAGCAATAAAACTTCTATGTACTAGAGTTTTGATGTTGTTAACATCCATTCTAAGACACGGAGTTACTTTGTCTGATCCAGGAGCAGTATAACAATGAAAGTGTAAATCACGAGAAGTATCACTTTGTTCCATCAAAGGTTTGTCTTTAACACCATAGAACAAACCTTGAGTTGCAACAACTATATTTCGGTGAGGAGATTCTCGAATTGCTCGATAAACAGATTCACCTTCCCAGTTAACGTCGATACCTATGAGACGATTTGTTAATTCAAAGTTATCTTCTCTAACGTATCGATTATTGCCTAAGAGTTTAATTAACTCAGAAGCACCTTGGTAAATAAGTGTTGAAACGTCACCTTTTGGAACATTTGAAAAGTACGAAGCAAGAGTATAATGAATAGACGACTTTGACCAAAAATCACTTGGCTGGGGAGGGAAAATTCCATAGTCTATGATGTGTGGTGTGAAAGTTGCGTCTGATCCAATTGTAAGATATGTTAGCAAATCTTGGTTACAGTCGATATGCGTAACAATATCTTTTACTCTTAAAGGTACTTTGTAACGAGGAAGGTTTACAATTTTATCGTTGATTTGTTCGTAAGAAGCCTTGTATTGAACACCACCTGATTCTTCTGTTGGAATAATACATTGGCATTCATAGTTAAAGGCTTCAACACCTTCTTCGTAAAACAAAATCATAGCGTGGTGCAAAGCAGAGACTTCGAACGATTCTTCGTTCTTCCAGTCATATGCCCATTCCCATGCTACTTTAGAACCTTTGTGAAGTTCTTCGTAATTATCAAGAACAAATTGCTTACCACGAAGTTGGGCTTTCATCCAGTCACCTTCGACGTATTTATCGAAGTTAAGAATGATTTGACCAAACTCATTCCAAAGGTCCATTCTTTCAGGCATCTTCTCGATCATCGAGTAAGTTGCAACTTCATAAGAAGGTTCTTTGAGAATGAAGTGAGAAGCAACGTCACCTTTGCAGTTTGGAGTAATCGTCATGATAACTCTCAAACGAGTGCTGTGTGAGCCGGCAAAAGCTAGAGATCGTTTGATAACACTGACAATGTTTGAAACAACAGTCGGACTTTTTGCTTCTTTATCTGTCTGAATGTCGTCTAACAAACAAAAGTCTGGTCGAATCAATTGACCAGAACTAGGACCATATCGAATTTTCTTAGATAATCCTCGAATGTTATCTTTCGTTTTCACCATAATCATAGAACCTGACGAGGGTTCTCCTGGAATGGCTGGAAAACGAATATAATCTCGAGTCATACCAATGTTTGTTAGTTTTCCTTCAACTGTTTGACGACCTGCTTTTGTCGGGTTGTCAGCAATTGCTTGGAAAGCTTTTGCAACCATTGGATACAATCGTTCGATTTCTTCATTGTCAATCAATTCTGTTTTAATTTGTTCAAGAATTTCTTCCGATTTTGCTTTTGCAGAAGAAACAATAAGAACAAATTTACTATCACCATCAAGAACAGCTTTAACAATTTGATTAACTGCTCTACCTGTTTTCACAAAACTACGAGGTTCGGCTTGAACAAGTTTACCTTGACCTTGAATGATACGTTGAAATCGTCTGATTGCTGTCTTTTGTTGTTCTCCAAAAGGTTTCACCCCCGTACTGTGAGGAAACATTTTTTCATGGAGTAGCGTATAATCATTTCGATACAACTCTCGCTCCGCCAGAATTTCTGGGGGGAGAGTTGGAGGTTTGCCTAGTTCATTGAGTTCGTTTGCTTTACGTCGTTGTGATCGCCTTTCTATTTCTCTACGTTTGAATGTTTGGAATTGATTGTAGTCGAGACCGAACTTTTCCAGTGGGTCTTCGTCGTCATCAAAAGGTGCAAATGGGTCTACTACTGCCATTAGTCGATTCCTAAGTGTTCGAGTCCTTCTTTTAGTTTATCAACTACTTGAAACTTAATAACGTGCCGACCAATTCCAGAAGAATTGTTCATTTTGGCAGCATTGATAAGTTTTAGAGCCATTAAGTCTTGCAACTCTCTGTTCATTCTTTCTGGATCAATTTCTTCCGGCAACAATCCATAAAGAAGTTCATCACGACTTTTCCAGTCTCTTGCAATTTGTTTGACAATTCGGTATCGAAGAGATTTAGTGTCGATGATATGTTTTGTGACATCTGCGACCAATCGATGAACGATTTCATTTGGTTTACTTTCGTTGAAAATAACAGGAGCACACATGTACAATTTGGTTAGCTGACCGATTAGACGAGCAGGGACTTCGATAACAGGTTCAAACGTGATATCTCTGTGTCCGTACTTTTCACGGTCAACTTTGGTTCGAAGTTGTGTTGCTAGTTTAGCCCACATCCGAATGTTCATTTGTTCTCTTGGACCAAGGACTGTGGAAACTGAACGAGCAAGAACATGTTCAAGAAAACCTTTGGCTGCTGCAATCACCGGAGTGTCTGGGGGAAGGGAACTCTGGTTCATAGCTACTGCCATGGATCGTTGAAGCATACGTTCTTCGATCAGTTCTCTGTCTCGTTCTGTTAGTTCGAGTTCAAAGTCAAGGAATCGTTCACCAAGGAATGATTGATCGGAACGACGAAGAACACGAGTACCGCAAAGTACCATTGTTGATCGAATGTTACGATAATCGTGAGACAAACCGTGTCGATAAAACGTCGAGCTATCTTTATCGTAAAAGTCTCGAAGTTGCGACATAATTTGTTGGATGTTACCTTGTTGCATCAATGCGTCAGCATCTTTAACAATCAAAGTTTTGCCGGCAATCAAAGGAACTAGAGAATTGTCTGTACCTTTGTCGTCTTTCCAACCAGAAAACAATCCTGTAAAAGTTGATTTTAACACAACTTGGCTAGAACCTGAAACAGTTTTAGCAATTGTTGTTTTACCGGAAGATGGAGCACCAATGAGACGAATCCATAATTGCTCACCTTCGACTTTGGTTGAGTAAATCGAAGTTAGAACTAAAAGTAGAGCCATCTTCATTTGTTCTGTTGTATGGTACACTGATTCAAACGACGAAAGTAGTTTGTCAAATGTATCACACGACATATCAGCTTCGACAGTATCGATTGTGCTCTTAACGACCACAACATTTTCTGGGGCGGTGTAAGGTTTGATCCATTCCTTTAGTTTACCAAATGAACCTTTACCTTCATCGTTATAGAGATCGTTAAGATCGTAACCTTCTGGTTTGTTTTCGGGCCATTTGAGGAATGATATTGACTTGGGTTTGAATTGAGATTGTGCGATATGATTTATAATTACTTTCTCAAACCCTTGTCGACCAGCAGAGTCGTTATCGTAGGCAAAGATAACGTCTTTCTCGGCAAGTATTTCACACCATTCAGCATTCCATGTTCCTGCTCCGGGGATACCGATAGGTGTGATTGGGTTACTGCCAATGATTGCTTTAGCTGCTGCTCTGTCCCAAATAACTCCTTCACAAACCATGACGGTATCTTCTGTTGTTTCGTCCCAGTTTGTGACTGTTGGTTTGAAAGGACCAGGACTGTTCATCACAATCCATTTGTCTTTCCATTCACCAGTTTTCTTATCTTGTTTTCGTACCTGAGTGATTTTGTATAAGTTGTTGATCTTTCCGTGACGGTACGAAGGAACAATATAAGAATTGTTCATTGTATTGTATTTTGGTTTCAAATCTGCAAAAGCAGAAATAGGTAAACCACGAAGATTTGCTAAGAACGTCTGAGCTTCTGTTGCTGTTTTAAATTGATCATATAGCTCTCTAACAAACGTGACGTGATTACCACTACGTTGACATACTTTACATTGCCAAAGAAAAGACTCTTTGTTGTAAAAAAATTTATGTTCTTTCTCACAGAAAGGACAATCGATTGACTCATTGTCATTTGCATGTGAGACAGGTTTGAGACCTGTGTGAAACTCAAATATGTTCATTTGACTCGACTTTTTCTTTCAAAATCAAGAGGTATTGAAGGTCTGCATTGCTAGGGTTGTTTAGTACACGTCGAATCCGTTCCAACGTGCGGGCTACAGCTTCTGGGGAGGAGTCGTTGTCTAGGTCATAGTATATCTCGGCCAGAGTTCCTTTAGCAATGATTAGCTTAGATTTGATTGTTAAACTCATTTGACTGGGTTCTCTAAGAGGTCCTTGATGATAGGATTCTCTTTGTCAGAGGAATGGACAACAAGTTTGTAGGAAATATCGCAAGTTGGAATATACTTCTTTCCTGCATTACTCATACACTCTAGTTTGTCCTTGATGATTTTACGAAGATGTTCGGTGATCTTAACTTCTGTATCGAGTGAGTCATGGACTTGTGAAAACATATGACAGTCGTGTTTGAAGTACGTCGGGTGTTCTGACCAATCGATCATACAGTCTGTCATAATAAGTCCGGCACCTCCTTGAATGTAAAAGTTACATGCTTTGAACGGTTCATCTGTTGGTACTTCAAGACGATAACCGCCAAGAGTAATAACAGAGTAAGTTCCAAAACGTTTTAGATTTTCTTCACACATTTCGATTCGAGATTTAGTGAAATCTTGAATACCTGGGAATTGTTTGTCGATCTTACTAATGTAGTCTGGTGGATTCTTTTTACCACCGTAGTAAGTCATGTTGACTTTGTTCTTTGATCCACCATAAATCAATGCAAAGTTACCGTTTTTGACGTAACCGTAGCAATTGACGATATGAAGTTGATCTTTAGTTAAGTCTTTCTCTGGAATTTTCTTAACTAATTTGATTAGTTTGAATTCTTCCGGATAGATGATCTCCATGATCATTTCGTGAACAGAATAACCTTGTTCGAACTTCTGAATGAGTTCTTTGTTGTTAACAGAGTAAGCCCAAATACGAAGTTCTATGTTCACCATATCTGTGGAAATCCACACTGATCCTGGGGGAGGACCTGTGAGGATTGCTCTCATCATTCTCTCGAAGTTTTGGTCGTTAGGAGAAGATGATGATTGACGGGTTTCACGAGTGCCTGTAACATTAAGGTTACTGTGGAGTCGAGAGTTTTCGTCTGTCCAACGAATGTATGAAAGGATATCTGTTCGACGTTTGATCAGTTTACGAAGTCGAGCGAGATATTGTAAGCATTTTGTGTCACTGTATTTTTTTGTGTATGCTTCAATAGCTGCTTTATCGACTTGTGGTTGAGGATTTCTTCCTTTTGTGAAATATTCAGGAGTAATCTTCAAGTAGTTAAACAGCAAGTCTTTCAAGTGTTCTTTCTTGTCTGAGTCAAATGCATAGTTTAGACCAGAAAGATTACGAATTGCTGTTTTACATCGTTTGATTTGATCGTCGAGTTCATTCAGCTTTTCTTCTGCTAATGGAGTGTAGAAGAATTTGCCGTAGGTTTGCATATCGTAAGCAATACGAAGAAGTTTCATACGTTTACGATAGACTTCCCACAGACCATCACGGATCAAAGAGTCTTTGAATGGGGACCATAATGCAAGTGTACGACGAGCATCGTGAGAACCATATTCTTTGACTTCTGTAGGTGCTAACCAGTAATCCATCTTCCAGAAAGACGTACCGTTCTTCTTGATTCCTGGGAAGTGTGGATCACCTTCTTTAGCTACTCGATAACCCATCTTACGAGCAGCATCAACTTTGGCACGAACTGCTAATTCAAGACGTTTCTCATCATCGTCAAAGTAACCAAGGTATTCGATTGATAAGTCTTTAAGACCGAGTGATCTACCTACTGGTTTCTTTTTCTTGTCTTTGTTTTCAGTTTCTTTAGCTGAGTTGATTGCGTGAGCAGCTACTAGAGTATCTTCTACTTTTCTCCATAAGTGATCGATTTTGATACCAATTGAACTGAGCATTCTCATATCAAACTGAGTGTTATGAAACACAAGTGTTGTAGCTTGATCGAGATATTTTTGAAGAAGGTCAATCTCACCATCTTCAAAGAAAACTTCACGAGTATACGGATGAACAGAACCTTCCCAGGTATAGTCGTAGACTCCATCACAAGCTGTGACAAGGAATGGACGACATCCATGAAATGAATCTGTTCCAGTTGTTTCTGTGTCAACTGCTAGTATCATGAATTTGATCCAATAACGATAGACGAAGTTCAACTACATCATTATTTTGGAATAATTGTTGTAGTGCGTTTTGAATGATTTTGATTTGACGAAGATTCAAAACAATTGAATAATTACGTTCGTGGTCGAGTGGCTGTGTTGCAAAGTCGTTGCCATTGTTCGATGTTTCGTTGGTCTTTTCTTGAGTCACTTGGTTCATCCACAAAAGTAACGGAGGTTGGTCGAATGAAAAGAATCTGTTGTTTTGCTCGTTTTGTTATAACAAGTCCGGATGGTGGTGTTGGATACTCGACTCTTTTTGTTTCTCCGGTTTCGTAACGAAATATTGCGACCATGTAAAAACTCCTTTTCCAATAAACTCGTTCAAAGATTTGCAAAGATAAATGAAACAATTTGGTGCTCGTTTAGGCATTTCTGCTAAACCAGTACCATATCCATGAGATGAAAATACCAATGGATGGTATTTATTTAAGTCTTTCAAACAAGCTATGTCATGATTGACATAGTTGACAAATTTGTCAAAGTCAGCATCTGTAAAATATGCTGATGGTTCATATTGAGGAAATTTCTTTGTACGAATACCAACACTGTTTTCGCAATGACGAATACAAGCCTGACCACCTGTACCTTCACGTTGAAGGTTGTCACTGAAAACAAATACTTTCTTTGGATGTTGTGCACACACAAAAGGTGTGAAGAATTCGTCACAAAGATAAATTGAACAAAATCCTCTACCAGCAGCTTGATACTTCTCACGTATTTTTTGCATCACGCAAAACGTCTCCTCGTGTTGAAATATGATAGATTTCGGTTAAGCAAAACCATGCGACTTTTGCTAGATGATTTTCTTCACGATCACCATTAGCCCATAACATCAAATGACGAATTGCATGTTCCAGGCGTTCCGCCCTGAATTCTGGGGTGGGGTTGGATTTCCAGTTTCCTCTGCCGTACTTGATCTCTCCTTCTTTGAAGATTTTGCCGACTTCTTCTAATCCGATGTATGGGATTTGTTGGCAATTGGTTCCGAGTACGTCTGATTTTGATGCAGTTTGTTCTTCAACCATTGTTGATACTTCTTTTTACCTTGAGGGTACATAATCCAAAATGGGTGGAATCCGTCAGCTTCAAGCCAAGTCTTGAGGTTCTGACATAGTTCGTCTATTTCTGTTTCTTCTTGGATTCGTCTTAACAGTTCGTTTGGGTCCATGAAATTTCTTTGAAACGTAGAGTCTCTGTTGATTTCTTTGAGAATATTTTCTCATAAGAAATTTGTTTAGTTGTGGATCATGAAAATGACCGTTAGTCTTATGAGTTCCGCGTTTACTCATGGCTTAGACTGTCTATTATGTTGACAACTTTGTTAAGTCTTTCTTCATTCCATTTTCGTCTACCTAATTCTAAATGAGAAAGATAGGTAACTGTGCAATTCATAACATGAGCAACATCTTTTATCTTAAGTTTTTTAGACTTACGATATTCTCGAACACAACAGCCAGTAGCAACGTGATCAATTGATATTAAAGCTTCAACTTTTTGAACAAGTTTCAACATTAAGATACCTCAAAACTTCCTGTATCGATCCATGTTTGCAAATGCTTTATGAAGTCTTTAACCTCTTCTTTGTTTAGATGCAGTTCGTCTTGGCAATCACCAACAAATACGGTATCTTCACCAATATCATTTTTCTTTGAGGTTGCAATGACTATGTTAAGCCATCTAGGACCAACAAGCAAAATCTCTTTTTCATCTGTCTTTTCTACTTTCATGATTCTTCGAGACTCTTTTTAAGAAGGTTTTTGTTTTCATCATAATTACTTCTGGTGGTGTGTAAGTTACGGAGTTATCGTACTCTCCTATACGTTTACAAGAATACATTTCTTTTAAACTATCACCAGTTGGAGTTGGTAAATTTCCTTTTAATTCACAAACGCGTCCATTTAGTACTGTATATAAATCTTGACAAATCATGATTGTATCATCAATATGAACAGTATAAACAGAAAGAAAAAGACCACCTTCAAAGAGAGAACTTTCTAAAAAATTGTTGGTTTTCATGATTCTCTTGGATATTTGTTGCGGTCAATGCGGCAATACTTAAACCATCTACCTTCCGTATTACGCCATAGTCTTTCGTCCCTATCATTTAATTTTGTAAATCCTGCCAGTTTTTCAGTTTGCCAAGTAATACTGTCATGTGATAGTTCACATAACTTTCCCCAATCATCAGGTAAGACAGGTTCTTCCCATTTTGGTTGAGGAGGCCACTCGGTAATGCCTGGAGGCCAGTCGAATTTCAATTCAAGGTGCATCAGCAACGATTGGTTATCAATCAACAAAGTGTTTCCGTGATTGTGTAACCTGATTGATACCGTATCAGGCCACAACGCCTTTACATGCTCAAACGCTTCTTGCGGGGTTAGTTTGGTCATAGTTTGATCCACTTTGCTTTATTTTTCTCGTGACGAATGAGATTGTTTTCTTCTAAAGATTTTAAATCTCTACGGACTGTTCTTTGTGAACACTTGAAACCTTTTTCACAAAGTTTTTCATGTAATTGATGAAGTCGAAATGGACCGTCATAGTTTAGAATGATTAAATCAAGAATTTGAATCATTCTTTTTGCCATTCGACCTCTACGAGACGATTTCTTTTTACGAGGCATTATTTTCTCAATATCAAAGTTTTGAACAAATACCACAACCAACTTGTGAGACTATTTGGGTCTTTTGGTCCTGTCATGATTCTTCCTTTTTGTCAAGACGACGAACGTACCTGTGATTTACTGGGAGGGGAACTAAATCCTCTGGTTTAGCTTTAATTCCCACAGAAAGTAATTGTTTGATTGCGAGTTCAATACAATCACTTGAGACTACTGCATAAACACCTTGTTTATTGTACGTCCAAGTTTTCAAGATGTTTTCTTCTCCACTCTTGATATGCTTCTTCGTTTTGTTTCTGATTTGGACATTCAAATCCATTTCCAAACATTTCTTCAACCCATCCTCTTCCGTAACAAAGACCGCATGGTCCTAAGTCTAGGGAACCACACATGTTGTGTCGTTGACACGGGTGCATTTTGTCAAGTTCTTCAAGAGTATGTGAGTTGTAAAAGTTACTCATTCTCTGTCTCCATAACTTTCTATTTTTCATTTGCAAACTTTACGATGATATTGTTTGATGCAAGACGAGATAGTAATGCTTTTGCATTATGTTTTGCAATTTCGTGTTCCATCATTCCACTTGTAATTTGAAGAATGATTTCGGAAATTATGTCGACTGATTTGTCGTAAGCTGTTTCAGGATCAGGTTTGAAGATTTTAAGTCGTTCTTCATTATTGAAACAATTACAGTAATTTTCGTTTAGTCCACAAAGATCACAAATCATCATTCATCCTCATATTTGTAGTCTAATCCATGCATTTCAGGAGGTATGTCGTAACCTACTAAAACATTGTCCGATCCGTCGTTCAAGATTACTTCGTTGATTGTTATTGATGTATAACTTGCAACAATTTTTACGTCGTAATCTTGATTAGCTTTCTCAAGAATAGCTATTAAATCTGAAACTTTCATATTAGTTTGTCCAAAAATGTTTTCCATTCTTCTTCGGTCATTGACTCAGGTTTTTCTGTTAGTTCAGTAACGAAGAAATCACTTATTAGTTTCATTTCTTCTTTGTTGAAAATTGTGCAATCATAAGGTTCTTTCCTTAATCTTGCTTCTAACTTTTTATGATCTTGAGAGTCAAGGTGAATACAGAATTCAGACTCAAAATCAACATCGTGATCTTCGTCGTTTAAAGATTGAATTGTACCACCTTCAAAATACAAGAAAGTTATTCCTGTATCAGGATCGTTCATAACGTGACTGAATTTTGCTTTCATGAGAATCTATTCCTCATTTTGTTCTCTTTGTGGTAGTTCTTGTTCACAAACTTCATTAAAAAGAATTGCTGCTCGTATTGTTCGTTCAGCAATTACGGTAAGTTCGTCGTCTGTGATATACGGTCCAAAGTTTTCAACTAAGATTTGTTGAAATAAATCTTTGGCGAGAGCTTTAATTTGGTATGGTTTCACGATAGTTTAGCCAAAAATTCTTTCCATTCTCGATCAGTCATTTCTTTATGCTTAAAATTGCTGTGAGGTTTATTTGTTGTTAGTAAACCTCGAATCATTTCCATTTCCATTCGTGAGAACTTCTTTGCATGAAGAACGTAATCTTCGAATGCTTCACACGATACTGGAAATAATTGTTTGACAATTTCAAACATACAGTTTGCGAATGAACGAATCTCTAGCTGAGCAGGAGAATCCATGCGAAGTCGAAGGAAGTTGAAAATGTTGTGTAGATCGCACTTCCAGTAAGCACGAGTGTAAGTTGAAAGAGGTAAGTCTTTACGAGCTTGTTCTTTTGCTATTCCAAATTTGAGACGAAGCTCATAAACTTTACGAGCAGCTTTATGGAATAGAGATTCTTCTCTACTTAAGACAAATCCTCCATCGGTGCTTGATAAGTATTCCATTTTTGGCATGAATTGAATCAAGTCTTCTGCTTCTTCTACTGTAATTAGGTATCCTAATTGCTTATCTAAATATCCATCACTACCTTGCTTGTTGTCTGTAGCTTGTAGCCTCCATTCTTCTGGGGAAGTGGTCTGCATGGCATCGATTGCTTCTGTGTAACGAGTTGAATATTCGTTGACATTAGCAGTACGGTGACGAATCCATTGTCTCCAGCAATCCATTGGAACTTGAACCATGAACTTAATTTCAACCATTTCGAAAGGTGTGGTGTGAGAATGGTTCATGAGATAGCGGATTAGTTGTCGATCTTTTTCAGGAAGAAAGGGTACGCATGGTACGCTTCTTCCGTTCTTTTCTTTGTGTTCTTCTTTTTGTTCGTCTTTACCGTAAGAGACTCTTGCTGCTTGGACTATGGAAGAATCGTCTCCCATATGATCTACTAAGCAAATGAATGCGTTCTTGTCAGAGAGTGGGTAGTATTTTTTCCAGGTGAGTGGATGAGTCATTGTATTTCCTTAGTTAGATGATTGATAGACGATACGTTTTCCACACCAAGTAGCAACTGCGTGTTCTGTTGAGGCACCTTTTGAGTTTTCCCAACCTTTGAGCATGTAAACACAATCGACAGTTGTAACGACCATAAGATCGAAACGAATAATGTCGATCATTGGTACTTTGTCGATTGTACCGAAATAATGAGGGATCAGAATCTCAACGTTTGGACCGAATTGTTTTTCAAGATGATCTTTTGCATTGTGAAATTCTTCAATGTTAAGATCAACTCTTCCGGTCATTGGGCCTGCGATGTAAATACGCATGAGGGACATCCGTCGTGATGAAAGTGTAAAGGATCATTGTATGGACATATGATCCGAGAACAAGTTACGCATTCTTGATCATCACAATGATCAAGGAATTTTCGAGTTTTGTATTCCAATTCCATATTCTCTAGTTTGAGTCTATGGTTTTGAGAAAGTAAATTAAGGTAAAGTTGTCTGTATCTTTCAGATTGAAAGAAGAAAACACAACTGATAACAAATAATGCTATGAGCGAGATTTCCATTGTTGACCTGTAAATTTTAAACAACGATAGCAGAAGTACCAGCCGTGCACTACTCTGGGGAGAGAACCGCACTTACACTCCTTTGGGTTTGCCTGGGATTCTTTTGATGTTAATGAGGATCGGGTTTTGGAACCCTTCTTCTTGGATCGCTTTAACGGCATTTTCGATCATTCCGTAACTAAGAGGAAGTCTTGTTGTTTTGGTTACGTTAATGTAACGTCCATTAACGTGAAAGACCATGAGATAGGTACGTTTACTTACAATTTGTAATAGTAGTCCGAGTGCTACTATCATGAAAAAAGTTAGACAGAAAATGTCAATCATCGTCCATTCCTTCAAAAAGTTTGTCAAAACAAGCACCGCAAATTCCTAGTGATGTAAATAGTTCTCGTTCGTCTGCTGAAAGCTCAGGAAAACAAACTTGAACTGGTTCTCGATTGTAATAATCTTCAATTTGTTCAGGAGTAAATTGAAAATGAAATTCTTTCTTGCAGTCTTTACAAGTTTTCTTTACGGAGACTAGAGGTTTCTTTTCCATGGATTGATGTCAATACTTGTTGGAGTTCAAGAAAATTCTTACGTTGACGGTTGTTTGAGTAAAGAATTACAACTTCTTTTATTTTGTAGTTTAACACAACTTGTAAAGTTGCTGTTCGATTGATAAATTGTACCATAGACAATTCATATACATTTGGGTTTGAACCTGATCCCCAACAACGTCGAAGTTTCAAGTTATTTCGAGTAAAACAATGAACTGCAAACACATGCAGCGAGTTACGAGAAGAAAAACGTAACGAAAATTTGTTCATGGTATTCTCCTTTGTTGAACAGAAAGCCGTGAGGGATTCGAACCCACATCATAGATTTTACCAATATTAAACTAACGGCTTTACCACTATATAATTTTGTTGAGAGTCTTAAACAAATCCAGCGGTATGGAATCCTAGTTTAAGACTAAAGAGTTAACGACCGACGCAAGTACCGTTTACACACTTGATTGTTGTGATGTACGGAAGATTTTGTCGATGTCCGGCACTTGTTTGCCAATATTGAACAGCTTGTTCCGGAGTTGCTACACCTTGTGATCGATAAAGATTTTCTACTCCGACGTAATTTTGGTCGTGAGCAAAACTTCCTGTCGAATCAAGGTATGCTGCATAATGATATGCACCTTTTGTATCTGCAACTGCGGCTCCACTTGCTGGGGAGGAGTGACAACCACAAGGGCAAGTTGTTGCTGCTGCCGAAGTTCCACTACAAGTAGAAGCTGGTCGGACGAGCTTGGCAAGAGTTGATCTTACAGGCTTGTGGGTTGCGACAAACTTTGCAGGAGCAACAGCTACTCTGGCCACACCACGAAGTACGTTGCGAACTGGAGTTGATCGTGTTCCTGAACAAGATTGTGCTTGAACCTGTGGAATCAACAAAAAGAATGCCACGATGGCAAGAATGGTTTTCTGAATCATATTGATCTCTCTTTAAACTGTGAACTGAAACTCTTTCAAACTTTTCTCTATACTTTTCCGTACTAACTTGTTACTTCATAATTACCTCCGTGAAAACCCTCACCGAAGTGAGGGTTAGTAAAGTTGACAAATTGACGACTAGAGAATTTGGCAGTCGTCTTTAGGTGCGATCTTCGTGATAGAAGGATTTTCGCAGTTGGTCAATTGAAGTTTCGTACCGAAATCTTCTTCTAGGAACCATTTTTGCTCGTTCCAAACAACGAGTTTCTTCTCAGGAGCAGGTGCTGCTGTATTTCCTGGGACGACCGAATCGTTCTCAGGGAGTTGTCCTGCTGTTTGCACAAGACGGATACTCTTGTTGTCGTCGAGACCTGCGTAGGCATCGTAAACAACTTCGAAACGATAAGTTGCTTGTGCTTCCAAGAAGAACGAACCGATTTCGTCAGGTTGACGAAGTGACAGACGCTTTTCACGAGGCCAACCCAAACGTTCGAAATCGTCGAACATTCGTTGGAATTTATCCTTGACGGTTTGCTTGGCAGTTGGGTTCAACCACCAAGTTTTCTTCAAGATTTTTCCTTGATGTTCTGGATGTTCGATGATGGTCAGTTCGATCTGGCAGAACGGACTGCCTTCTTTTGTCGTCCCATCTTCATTCGTTTTCTTGGGAGTTTGACCCATCATGAATCCGGTGATCAAACAAACACCAGAAACTCCGATTGGAACTGGTACGTTGTTGGATCGAGATTCTTCTTTCTTAACGTCCTCAACGACTTGGGAGTTTTGACCGAAGAATTGTTGGAATTCAGGAGAAATCTTAACTTTGTTCATAATACTCTCTACTTTGTTGAAAAAACCACACAGGTTTAAAAAGGTTGTGAAAGGGTCTCCGGATTACTGTCCTTTCTTATATGCCGGAGGGAAATAGTTCCAAAGGTTTTCAAAAGCTGTTTTTGCATCCTCACCCATCGGGATGATAGGAGGCATTTTCCATCGATTCTTTGCTTGGTGTCCAGTTGCAAGAGAAGTGTAAATCAGTCGGTTTGCAATTTGACTTGCTTTACCTTCTGTTGCAATCTTCTGTTTGTTTGTTTCGGTTGCGATAGTAATATCGACACCGAGATTTAAGAAGAAAATGAACTCACACCAAGCAGTAAAAATACTACGCATACCTGCTCCCTTGTCACTGTCATCGAGGTTGATAACGTGACACAAGAAGTCTGCACCCATAGTGTTTGGCATAGGTGTTGTAATCGCATGACTTACGAATACGATATTAACACCTTCACGAACTTTTTGTGAACAGACATCAAGAAATACTTGAAGCCGGTTGACACAGTTACGACGTAGACCTTGAGAATAGTCGTTGAACAATTTCCAATTGTTTTGGAATTCTTCTTTGCAGACAGAATCCATGATCAATTGTTGTACACCACGAAGTGCATCAATCAAGATCGTACCTGTCTTTGTGTTACGAATTTCAGCTACGAGTTGTTCGTAAGATGAAATTACACTGTTCATTGTGTTTTCTGGAACGTCTCCTGCAATTTCAAGAGTTTCGTAACCAGACTCACCAACAGATTTGCACCACACAGGACCAGGAAAGTAAAGTCCTAGACTTGTCTTTCCCATACCTTCACGACCATAAATACAACCACCAAAACCACGCATAACAACTCCACGAGGATAGGAATGAAACCACACAACACGATGAAAAGAAACAGTTTAAGTCGTTGCATCTGCTTTAGCTGCCGCAGCTTCTGGGGAGAAGAAGCCTTCTGGATACCGCTTATTTAGTTTTTCTTTGTTCTGTTCGATGATTTCGTTGACATTGAGACCACAGTGTTGGATCATTTCGACAACTTTCAAGAAGAAGAAGATAGGTTCGATTTCTACGTCTCGATTGTAGAAAATACGATTCTTTACTTGGTCGAGGAATTGATCAATGATGAATGTCAAAGTCATCTTTGATGCAGATTCCATGAGTTGAGCATCTTCTGCTCTTTCAAGGAACGGAAGAAACTCTTCCAACTTGTGGAAGTAGTACATCATATCTCCGAACTCTTTCTGAATTGCCTTTTCTTGTTTTTCAATATCAACACGAAGTTCTGTGAGTGTTGAGTCGTATTCAGTGTGGGTAGCTTTGTATCTCATCAAAGCTAATTGAGCTTTGTCGTATTTGGTCATTTCCAAACACGATTCAAAGTATTCGCCGATAAGACCGAGAACACAATGAAGGATGTTCATTGTCTTGTCAGGTTTGTAGGCAAATATTTTCTTTGTAAATTCGATGTAGTCTACGTTCATTCTTTTGTTACCTTTGAGAGTTCTTTGAACAAATGTTCAACAGGCTTGAGGTTTTCGAAATCTAGTTGATTGGTGAGATACAACCAGTATTTCTTTTTGAATTTAGGAGCTTGTGATGGATCAAACAAACGTAGTGGACGTTTGTAGAAAATCTTGTTGAAACAAGTCGGATTGTGAATATCAAAAGAATCTTGGGAACAGTATTCATACAATTCACAAATTTGATCGATGATTGGATCAATTGTTTGTTGACGATAAAGTTCGTTGAATTCTTTTGTTATTGAGAATGGGTACTGATCGAGCCATTCTAGTTTGTTATAAATCACTGGATAAGCACCGTATTGATGAGTGTTATACAGACGATTTATGTATGACAAATGAGTTTCCTGAACTTGTTGTTTAGGAGCACCATACTTTAATTCAGGAATCGTTATGTTATCATAAAGAATGTTGTAGACATCCATTGCGTAAGCATAAAGATTGATTTGCAGATCAGTTTCTGCTTCTTTTCTGAATTGAAATCTATCGTATGAACCTTTACATTTGTGTTCAAGAAGAAGTGGAGTATGACTTGTGGTCATACAATATCCGTCAACTTTACCCATGATATGTACTTTTGAACCATGTTGAGTTGTGTATGGTTTACGAAACTCAACTTCTGTTTCAATTGAAATACATTCTTGCTTGTACGAGTCATCGTAGAGTTTCAACATTGTCAAGATTGACAATTGAGACACTTGAGATAACTGTGGATAAAATTTACATTCATCAAGAACAGCCCTACGAACTAAAGCCCATTCTTCTGGGGTGAAGTCCTTGATCCTCTTAGGATTTTCAAGAGCAACTTCTAATCCTTTATGGAATACTGTACCCCATGGAAGGTTTGGTTCGAGTTCGGCAGGTTCTTCAAGACCTAGACCATAATAAAGGACAAACGAGAATGGGTCTTGCTCGTAAGCAACCATTAACGATTGTGTTATTCCTCCTTCATACGGTCCTTTCCATTTCCATTGCATTTATTCATAGTGGGTTAATGGAGTGAGAGTAGTGAAACGAGAAATCTGCAATGCAGGACGAAAGAACAATTAGTGCAAAGAATTTGAAAGTTCTTTGATAAATTGTTCAAGTTTACGAGCTTGTTTCTTCATTGTGAGAACTTTTTTCTCTAGTTGAAGAATTTCTCGTGGATGTTTGAGGATGATGTTTGGTTTGTTTGTTCGGTAAATAGAAGCTAGTGCTCCTAGGTACACAATTCCATGAGGACGAATTTCAGAAACAAGTTGATCGATATGCGGTGTGCAATGTTCGATTTCTTTTGTTGTTGGTTTTCGTCCTATGTCTACGATATCGAGAATGCGGTCTGAGATTACTTGAGTTGGACTGTCGATGATTCCTCGATCTTCCATGATGACAGTTTTTGGCTGACAACAAACAAGATCGGTGATTGTGTATCGAAATCCAATTTTCAAGTAGGACCACATTATGTCCATAATCGTGCCACTTCTTCCGGTGAAAGGAATTCCGGTTGCATTTTCTGCTCCGTCGGGATGATCTCCGATGAAGAGGATTGTAGGCTTGGGTTCGATTCCGTAATGGTGTTCGCCATCGAATCTAAGACTGACTCTTCGTCGGCCGATAGCAAGGATACATCTGTTGCAACTGCCCCAGTCTGCATAGGCTGTATGACAATTGTAGTAGAGACGTGTGCCTCGTATCGGATTCCCGATAGGATTCTGTTCAATACTTCGAGTGAACATTTACGCCCTCCTCCAAGTAAGGCATGGTAATTTGAGGGTTGATATCCAATCTTTCTGCAGTAGTCTGCTGCTTTTCCTGGGGAGAGGTTATCGATCAGGTCTTTGATTTGATAACCTTCTTTGGAGGTCAGCAAGACGACTGGATTTGATTTGTCCTCCTTCTTTTGAAAGATCAGTATGGACTGATCTACTTGTAACATTCGTGTGACATCGGATTCGCTCATTTTTGTGTTCCAGTCTTTGAATAATCAGAGAAATAACAGAGTCTGGACATTCGTTTAAATGAATAGTCATAAAATATAGAAGTGTCCATCCGTTTGATACTAAATCGTTGTGTTTTTCACAATCTCTTCTCATACCTTTGTATGAAAGATGTCCTGTTCCGTGTCCTTGTAACTCTATTCCTAGCTTTTCAGCAGGGAAACAAAAGTCGAGTTCCCATTTTCGACTTTTACTTGGGTCTAGAGTATTGGGACAACAAACAGTATGATGAAAGACGATTGGGTAGGACGAATGTTGCTTCCATAGTTTATGAAAGTTTTCTTCAAAGTTACTGTCATAAACTTTGTTGTTCGGTCGGAATTTGTTCCTCATAAATTCCTATCTGATAAAGCTCTTGCTGAATTTCAGCAAGATGATTGAAACATCGTAAAAAGGCTGTTTGAATACGAATCTGAGATTCGATTCGAACATCTACGTCTCTAGTCTCTGGGGAGAGAGGGAATGCTTCGTTGGTGGTAATTGCTGTTGCAATTGGATCACCAATCTTAAGTTGTGAGAGCTTTGAAGCATGTTGCATTGCATTGTTAATGATTTTTGCGAAATGCGTTGCAGCTACAATCGGTCCTTGAGACATACTAGATTCCTAACGAGAAAGATTGACGTAGACGATACAGTAAAAAACGTACAACAAGATGCCTGATCCGAGAATCAGGCAAAGTGTTTGCAAGAAAGAGTTAACTTCTTTCATACTATTTCCTTAGAGCAGCTAAGTCGGCCAGAAGTTGGTCTTTGTCAAAACCAACTATGTTTTTTCCGTTGACAAGCATTTCTTCGGATAGGTAGACGTAAGATTCGTCGTTGTATCGTTTGAAGAATGCTTCTGTCATCGGTTGTATTCGGCCCCAAGTTACGCAAAATGGAGCACTTTTCTTAAATCCAACAATCGGAATGTAGTGACCACCGATGATTCGACGACCACCAAACCAAGTTGGGATATCCCAAACTTGATGTTTCTGGAACTGATCTTGTGCGGATTTTGGAACTTCAATACCAATTCCAACTGCTCCAAACAAGTAAACAGCAACTCTGTGCAGGTTTGTGTTACCTGCTGGAATCTTCATGTAAGCAGCAACCTTGTGTCGATTGCCTTGAGTATCGACAATACCGATTTTTTGTCGGTATTTTGCTGCATCAAGGACGTTTGTTCCTTGATCTGTTGAAGGTCTGCGAGGATCAAAACCTGTGATTGCTGAGTAATCAGACAAAACACAAGATTCGTTGAAACTGACGTTGTGTTGTCCTAGTGCATTCCACAACATTGTTTCGTGTGCTGCTCCAGCAAGAACACAGTCACCGTATTTGTCGTTTCCGAGTATCCCCCACGGAACAACAACACTGTCAGAGTAACCAACGTTTTCAGGAGGAACTGGTAATATCTCAAGATTGAGATAGTTAGCCAGATTGAGTGTACGTTCATCATTGCTTGGAGCAAGTTTACCGAATTTCATCAGACACGTTCCTTGTCGTATTTGTGAACACCTACAGGACAACGAGGGATACCGTGTTCGGAGTAACCTTCGTGTTCGACTTTTAACATTTTACCAACCCACAAGAATCTGTGGGTTAGAATTGATTGACGAATTGTTGCGTTACCTCGGAATGAACATCGAAATGTTTTTCCATCAGGCATTTGACAAATGAGAATTCCTTCTTTCTTTGCACCTTCGACAACACCGATGATTTTGAATTCATCGTCTTGAAATTCTTTGAGTTTCAAAAGGTTTGGTGATCGATAGTTAAGTTGGTAGGAACTTTCAATGTTACGAATCATCACACCTTCGTAACCGGATGCACGATACTCTGCCATCACAACAGCCAATTCTTCTGGGGTGAGTTGGTCGTCCTCGTACAGAAGTGTTTGGACCATCTTGAATGGACATTTCTTTGAGAAGTATCGGTGTTTGTTCAAAGCATGGTTTGGTTGCATATACTTGATGTATGCTTCTTCCATGATTTGAATGAACTTTTCGACCATCTTGATTCGGACAGAGAATGGTTCATCGAGGTCAACACAGTCGAATACGTGGTACTCGATTTCTTTGAAACACATCGATTGGTCAGGAGTTTGTCTCATGACAAAACCTTCGATAATGTTGAAAGGAGTGTTCTTGATGATTAGTTCACCGTCGAATTTGATTCCTTTTGGTAGATCGGGATGGTTGAATTGAGGAAGGTAGAGTTCAATGTGGGGACACGATCCAAAGAAAGTGTTTCTTCTTGAACGGAGACCTTCTTCTGAAAGAATACAACGGATACCGTCAAGTTTTGGTTGGAGTGCAACTTTCTTGAAAGGAATTTTTCCTTTGTATTCTTGAGCTAACATTGGAAGTGGTGGTGGGGCAGTTGGAATTTCTTCTGTGTAACCACGACGTTCTTTTTGTTCGTTGATGTACGAATTCATCTTTGCAGATGCTTTCTGTTCATCTTCGATATCTTCACTGATAATGTTATCAGTTGGTTTGACTGGAAGTTGATGACCCCAAGAACGAGTTAGGTGATGGATTGGAAATCCAGTGTCATCAATTTCAGAAACTAAATCGATTTTCCACCATGATACATCGCCTCTGTTGTTCAGTTTGTAAAGAGTCTTTGATGTTTCCATGATTTTTCCTTAGAACGAAAGATAGTAGTGGTCACGACGAGTTCGAGTTTCACCTACGAACATACAATTTTCTTCTTGAAGTTTTTGTGTTGAAGTTTTTGCTTTTGAAGAAGCAATTGGAGGATTTAAAACTCCAACAACATTAGCTTCGAGACCTTTTGCTCGGTGGACTGTCAATCCAGTAATCTTAGTTTCTGATTTTGGTGGATTGGTCAGTCGTTTGGCAATCACTTTGAAGTCTGAGAGAACTGTACAACGTCCGAGGATGAATCGACAAGCATTTATTTTATCGATTGTTCCTTCTTTTGCCATATCGTCTCCAACTTCAAGACATCGTTTTTCGAATAAGTCAAGTTTGTGGAGAGCATCTGGAATGTCTCTTGCTTGACGATTTTCGAGAGTTCGAACAAGTGCATCGTAAAGAGAAGAACCAAGAACTTTTGCAGGAATGTTGAGTTTGATGCAATGAATTCCTAGTCGAACAAGTGGAGCATTGTACCGACAAACAATCAGTGGATTGTATTGTACTGTGTCTTTGATCCATTCTTGTAGATTCTCACCGTCTACCGACGCTTCGATTCCTGGGGTGGTGGATTGTCCTTTCAGGTTGGCTAAAGGTTTAATTTGGTTTGCTCTTTCGACTCGGTTTGGTGGAAGCCGGAAAGAGAGTTTGAGTGGAAGTTCAAGATCGGAACTTGCTCGAATCTTGTCGATTGCGTAAGGATCTGCACCTGTCCAAGCATTAATTGCTTGGTTTTCGTCACCTGCACAGATTAAGTGCTTACACAGTTTTTGTGCAAGAAGTAATCGAGCAGGTGATTGGTCTTGACATTCGTCAACAAATCCGAATTCGAACCAAGGTTTGTCGAGAATGAAAAGTGCTAACCAAATTTGATCGATGAATTCGATTCCAATGGATCGATCTACTTGTTTCATTGCTGTGATAAGCTGACTTGCTTGTTGACAGATGTTTTGGTGAATCCGAAACGGAGCAAGGTCAGAATATTTTGACTGAAGTAAGTAGAAGTTTTCCATTTTGACTTCGAGCAACTCGTCTTTGAGTTTCTCGATGAATTTGATTGTTGTCAACCACTCGAATTTGTTTTTGAGTTGAGACATGTCTTGTCCAGTAATCTTAGCAACCAGAATTTCTGATCGTTTTGGATTCATGGGAACGTGTCCAAACTTCTTTCGAATGACCGAGTAACCCCAACCGTGATGAGTGTGAACTTCACAATCTTCGTGGATTTTCTTTTCCAGTTCTTTGACGATTGTGTTGTTGTAGGCAATGTAAGGTACTGTTTTAATACCTTTGGGCATTGTCTTACGAATCCATTCGTAAATTGCAAACTGTTCGTCAGTACATGGGAATCGTTGTCTCCACATGAGTGGAGTTGGTGTTTGATAGTAAAGGTAACTATCGACTAGAGTGTGGGTTTTACCACAACCGGGTCCGGCTGATATTAAGAGATTTGGCATTTCTTCTTCTTTGGTGAGGGTTTCCAATGAAAACCTGTAGGAGTGAGAATACAGGTACGATCAGTCAACATGAGTTGTTCGTAGAGATTACGAATACCGTCGGGATATGATTCATAGACAACAATATACATTTGATTGTCATAGATGATTACACACCAGATGTATTCTCCAAGAGAATTGTTGAGTCTTTTCTTGAATCGACGAAGAGCTTTGAGTCTTATTGGCCAATAGACTCCGACAGGTATTTTGTTGTTTCGATGGTTGATAACTTTTAGCATAGTGTTTTCTTTCTTTAAACTATCATTTTGTGATAGTAAATTTTAGAAATTAGTATCTTTTCGTGATACTTTTGTGTTAAAAAGTGATGAATTTTCATCAAAATGAGCACTAAAATCATCAAAAAACAGCAAATTTGAGTCAAACTGATGATTTTTGTGTA